CGATCTGTGCGGCCAGCCGCGTCTCGGCGGCCTCGATCTCGGCCCGGCGCTTGGCGTGATGGTCCCAGAGGAGATCGATCTGGCGGAAGATGTGGCGCAACTCGACCTGGACCTCCGCCCGGAAGGCCGCCTGCGATGCGGGATCGGAACCATTGCTCATCATAGTCGGGCTCGCCTTTGCCGATGGCCATGGGGCTATCCCTTGGCCTTTGCGGCCCCGCCGCGACAGCGGTCATATTCGCGGAAGAGGCGAGCGCCGGCCGCGTTGCGAGCCTTAACCTGGGTTTCGAGCGCATCGACCCAGCTCTTGACGCCGGAGGCCATCAGCGCGCCTTCGGGCGGCCTGGCGGGCGCCTCGCGGAAGAGGCTCCGGTCGGCGGCGCGCAAAGGGGGACAACGATAGGGCGCCAGATCGACGGCTGGGGCAACTTTACTCACGTTTTGAGCGCAGCCAGGGATCGTCAGCAGGCAGAAGCATAGGATCAGGGCTTTGGGTTTCATGGCGCACCTTCCGTTTGCGGGCTTCTTCTTCGCGCAGCGCGGCCTCCTCGGCGGCGCTGACACGGGCGATCTCGTCTTCTCGGGCCACGCCTTCGGCCTTGGCGGCGGCGATCGCCTCGCGCCTCGCCTCTTCCTGGCGGGCCTCGGTTGCGGCGACGCCGCGCTCATAGGCGCGGGTGAGGGCGAGCTCGGCGGCGAGCCAGGCGAGCCCTGCCGCCACAGCGATGGCGATCAGCAGCTTGCCGGCGCGGCTCGACCAGAGCGCTATGCTGAGCGAGAGCAGTTTGAGACCGAGCTGGGAGCCGATCCCGGCAAGGGCGATGAGCATGTGAGATCCTCCATGGTGGGACGGCGCATCAGGCGGCGGCGCGGCTTGCGGTTCGGCCGGCGCCGGTTTCACCAAAGTGAGCCGCGGCTGGGCATGGGCGGCGGCGATGCGCCGGCAGGCCGCCTCGAAATATTCCGGGTCGCGCTCGATGCCGATGAAGCGGCGGCCCATCTGCACGCAGGCGACGCCCGTGGTGCCCGAGCCCATGAACGGATCGAGGATGGTGATGGCGTCCTCGGGCAATTGCGCGATGCACCATTTCATGACCTCGACGGGCTTCTGGGTCGGGTGATCGCCGCGCGGCTCGTTGTTCTGGCGCAGGAACCCGCTCCAGCGGTAGCGGATGCGGCGGACAGCCTTGGGCAGATTGGTCCAGGCGAGCTCGCAATCGGCGAAATCGCCCCCGATCTGCTTGTCCCAGACCAGCCAGCAGCTCGCCGGGGGCATTTTGTAGTAATTGCCGCCGAACAGAATCTGCCAGCGGGCGCGGGCGAGCACGAGGGCCATCAGCTCGGGCGCGACCGGCTTCTTGTCCCAGTCGCGCGCGGCAAAGCGTGTGGCCGGAATGGCCTTGGAGCCCGAGCCGATCGTGCCGCGGCCGGCGGCGTCGATGCCGTAGGGCGGATCGCTGACGACGGCATCTATCGAGGTAAGGAGCGGCAGCACGAAGGCCGCCTCCTCGCGGTAGAGCGTGCATTCGCCGATCCGCACGCAAGCGCGCTCCAGCCTTGCCCGGCGCGCGGCCTCCTCCGGCCTCATAGCGCCCGGAAACGCCTGTAGCGCTCGGTGAGGCGCTGTTGCAGCCGGCCGGCAAGGACGGCAAGGCCGATCGCGGCGATGAGCCAGAACGCCCATTTATGCGCGGCGAGCCAGGCCAGATCGTTGGCGATCGGGTCGATGGCTTTGCGCAAACCGCCCAGCGTTTCCGGGAGCTGGATGCCGGCCTGGTCGGCCGCCTGATCGAGGCCAAGAAAGGCGGCGATGACGGCGGCCGCCCGGCGCAGCCAGCCAAGCCCGCTCACCACCTCATCGCCCTTGGCCTCAAGGTCCTTTGCGCTCACGTCCTGCCGCGCGGCATTCTCGAAGGGCTTGGCGATCCTGAGTTTCTCCCGCCAGTCGAGCCGCCATTTGCCGAGCGCGCCGGGCAGGCCCTCGCGGGCCTGGAAGGCGGCAACGGCCGCCTCGGTGCGCTCGCCGAAGACGCCGTCCGCCTCACCGACCGGATAGCCAAGGGCGATGAGGGCGCGCTGGAGCTCGGCGACCGCCTCGCCGGTCTCGCCCTCCTCCAGAATGCCGTCCTTGAGTGGATCGATCTTCTTGGCCGCCTCCTCCTTGCCGAGCGCCGCCCAAATTCTCGCGAACCAGGCCTTGCGCTCGGCAAAGCCGTTGGGCTGGGCGCGGCTTGAGGGGGTGCCGAGATTGATGGCGCGCGAGCAGGCCAGGATGGCGGCATGGGTCGGGCCCTTGGCGGCGTGAGCGTTGAGCCTCATGCGCGACCAGCGATTGAGCGCGATCTTGAAGCCGACCGCCGGATCGGCGGCCTTGTCGGGATCGGCGATCAGATCGAGCCCGAGCGCTGAGCCGGCTTCGGCGTAATTGGCCTTGCCGGTCTCCTGCAAGGGGCCGCGGCCGCGATAGGTCCAGCCATCGCCCGAGCGCTCCGGGCCGTTGCCGAGCCGGTTCGCATAGGCTCGCGACAGGATCGCCTTGGGGCGGCGGGCATAGGCTTTCGCCTGGCTGTGGGTAAAATATTTCGGGAAGATTTCAAGGAGGCGCTCCGCCGAGTAATTGCCGCTCTCACGGATGACGGCAAAGCCCCCGGTCTCGGCGGCGCATTGGGCAAGAAAATGGGCAAGGAGGGCGGCCTCGGTCAGGCCATGGCGGCCAAGCTCGGGGCCGAGGGCGGAAAAGGCCTCGACATAGCTTTCCAAGGCGTCCGGGAAGAGCGCCCGGAAGCCGGTCTCGGTCAGGATCATGGGAGTTGCTCGCTAGAGTGTGTGGGGCGGCAGATCGAGGGGATCGAGATTGGAGGCGTCCATATTGACGGGCGTGAAATTCTGGCCGTTGCCGCTCACATCGCTGAAGCCGGCCGTGCCATCAAGGCTGAAGCCGTGCGCGCCGTAAGAGCCGGCATAGGGCTTGCGGGTCCAGACGCCGCCATCGCTGAAGCCAAAGCTTGAAGGCGTGAGCGCCAGCCCCTCGACGACATCGATGAAGGCTATTTTGCAATTGAGGTGTTGAGCCCTATCTATGGGCACCGCCCCCCAGCCCATGGTTGCGCCGCCGGCAAACATCTGCGTGTCGAAGTTGAGTGAAGGATTTGAAATGCCGCTTGGCGCCAAGGCGGCATTGTCTCTATATACGATGACTCTATCTCCGGCTGTTGCCAGAGACGTGTCCACCTTAAGAACCATGTGATACCAAATATTCGTATTGTAATCTGTCGCGGGATTTTCCGTAAAATCCGATGATCCTCCCGTCGTATTAGCAGACCCTAAAATTTGGCTGCTTCCTGAATTGAATATGGATTGATTGATACGATTATCCGCGTCGATGCGGGTTTGCCAGATCATGTCTGTGCCAAGAATTGGCGGCATTGTAAGTATTTTCAGCCAATAGGATACTGTAAATGTCTTCCTATTGGGCGCTACCGTGGATAGAACTCTTTCTATAAGCTGATCCAGGCCGTTAAAGACATAGGAGGCGGCCGGCAATTGGGCGGCGCCGGCGATGAACATCACCGGGACATGCCCCGGCAGGATCGAGGCCCGGTCGCTTTGGCTCTGGGGCCGGATGATCGCCGGGGCGGGAGGCGGCAAAGCGATGGCGGCATCGATCATGCGAAACCCCGCCCGCCGGGGTAAACCTCAAAGCGCGCCGCATCGGCGCAGAAAATCGCGATCCGGTCCCGTGCCCCCGCCGCCGTGCTGAGCGGGGTGGCCGCCCCGCCTGGGTGCACATAGGCCGAGCCATAGGACAGGGCGCGGTTGCCGGCGCCGTCCTGGATCAGCTCGATGGTGCGCCAGGTGCCGGGCTGGCCGCCGGCCGGATTGCCGAGTGTCCTGTTGCCGGCAAGCGTGACCGCGCCATTGATGAAGCCGCCCCAATCGACGGCGATGGTGGCGGCGTCGGTCAAGGCGACGGGCGCGGCGGCGCTGCCGATGAGGGGGGCGGTCAGAATTTGCGCATCCGTGGGCGTGGCGGCGGCGGCGGCGCGCAGATCGGCGCTTGAGGCGACATCGTCCTCCTTGAGCAGGCGCCGCCAGCTTCCCCAGACGCCGCCATTGGCCTGGCGGGCATAGAGCTGGTTGGTGTCCCGGCCATGGGCGAGCTGGGTCAGGAAGCCGAGCGCGCGGCGCAGGGTGAGCACGAGGAAGGCGGCATCGACGGGGCGGTTCGCGATGCCCGCCTCGGCGGCGGCGACGCCGGTCTGCTCCAGATTATTGAGATCGTTTCCCGGCGGCAATTCCTCGCCCGAATAGGCTTTGACGGCTTGAAGGTCATCGGCGCCGGCGATCAGCGCGTTCGCCGGCAAGGCGGCCGGGGCGGTGACGGCGCCAATTGCGGCGTCGGTCTCGGCCGCGGTGCCGATCGCGGCATATCGCCAGACGCGCGAAAACGCGCCCTTGCTGGCTGTGATCCGGTAGGCGCCGCCCGCCGCATGAAAAGCCGCATAGCCGTCAGGACCCGCCAGAAACGGATTGCCGAGCGGGACGGCGCCGTCGCGGTCACTGAAGATCGCCGCGAGCGGCGCGCCCGCCGTCTCGCGCCTCACCTCGATGGCGGCGCCATCTTGCACATTGCCCGCATCGTCCGTGATCGCCGCTTGCCATCTTGCCAAAGCCATGCTTATGCCTCCTTCCAGGTGATGGCGATGAAGCCCTGATAGCCCTCGCCCCCGCCGCCACTCGATCCGCCGCCCCCACCGCCGCCGCCGCCATAGCGGCCGCCGCGCCCGCCCAGTCTGGTCGAGCTGTTCTCGCGGCCACCGCCCCCGCCACCGCCCGCCCCCGCCGAGGTGATCGGGGCCTCGGTCTGGGTGTAAAGCTGCTCGCCCGTGCCGCCCGTGCCGGCGGGGGAATTGCCATCGCCGCCGCGCCCGCCCCCGCCATCCCGGCCGGTGGGATTGGCGGCCGTGCCGCCGCCATAGCCGAAGCGGTTATTGCCGCCATCTGCCGCCGGTTCGGATTTGCTGCTCGCGGGCGCGCTTTGACCGGCAAAGCCGCCATCGGCGCCGCCCCCGCCTGCGCCCGAGCCATTGTCGGTTCCCCCGTCGCCGCCATTGCCGCCATCGCCATTGGGGCCGCCGGCCCCGCCGCCGCCGCCCCCGCCGCCGCGCTCATCTTTCCGATTGGCTCCATTGCCGCCATCGCCGCCCGAGGTCTTGAGGGCGCCGATGCCCTGGGCCGCCTCGCCGCCGAGCCCGCCGCCCGTGCGGCCGTTCCCGGCCTGGCCGCCCTTGGCGGCAACGATCGCGGCGGCAAAGCTTGCCGCGCCGAACCAGCTATCCCCGCCTGAGCCGGCGTTTCCGGCACTATTGTCCCCGCCCGCCCCGCCGGCGCCGATCCGGTAGGGAATGAGCGCGCCGGGCGTGAGGACGACATTGCTCACGCGCGAGAAGGCGCCCCCGCCGCCGCCCCGGCCGCCAAGCGTTCCCCCGCCGCCATCGCCGCCACCGCCGCCGCCAAGGGCGGCGATGGAGTTTTCCGCATTGTTCCAGCTCGCCGGGACCTGCCAATTGAGAAGCCCGGACGTATCGAGCAAAAGCACCGTATGCGTCAGGACGACGACGCCGGAGGCGAGCATTTCCTCCGCCTCGATGTGTATCCGATCGGACTCACGCGATATCCGAGTGATCTGGATCCTTGCCGGCAATTCCAGACCGCTTTCGTCCTGGTTCCCCCACCATCTCACCTGATAGCCACTAGCGAGCGCAACAATTTGATCAGTAAACAAATCAAAAGCGAAAGACCGTGGCGGATCGCGGAAGCGGCTCAATTGGATCTGCGCCAAGCGCTCGGCCGCCGACAGCGTTTCAATCCATCTGCCTTGTATTTTCACGATTTCAGCGGAGCCATATTCGGTCTCACGCTCAAGATCGACATTTGCGAGCGCGGCGCGATAATTGTCTTCCTTGTCCGCGTTGTCAGTTGGGTCGCGCTGGCCGTAATAGACCCAGGTCTGGCTGATGCGTTTATTGGGCTGCTCGGCAACCTTCAAGGAGCCCTCGATGATGCGCCCGGCATCGAAGATGTCGGCGTCGGTTGCGATCTCGCGCAGCACTTGCAGGCGGATTTTCTGGGCCAGATCGTCCCACCACAGAGCAAGCGCGGCCTGATGGATCAGCTCGGCGATCAGCTTCTTGACGCTGGTCGGCTCGGTGATGGTGGCGGCATAGATGACGCCAAGATGGGCGGCGGTCTCGGCCTGCCAATCGGCGAGCGGAATATAGCTTGCCGGCGTCGCGGCATAGCCGGTTAAGAGATCGTTCAGGATCTCGGCAACGTCATTGCCGGGATAGCGCAGCGCGAGCTGGACGCGGTCGCCGGCGTCATGGGCGATCGCGGTGCTGCCGAGCTCGCCGCGCGAGATGGTGAGCGTATCGCCGGCGCGGACAAAGCCGGCGATCTCCTTGCCGCCGATGCAGACATGGCCCGAGGCCGGATATTCGGCATCGCCAATGCCGGCGGGGGTGAGGATCGCGACCGCGCTCACCGCATCGATGCTGCCGGCCAGGCGCCCATTCGACAAACGGGGCGCTTGGGCGCGGTCGTCATCGGCGAGCTTCAGCGCATCCTTGGCCTCGATGGTGTAGAGCGCATCGAGCGTTGGCCCGTCGGTTGCCTCGATGAGATAATGCCGGGTCTCCATTTGCTGAAGCCCCTGGCCGAGAAGGCCGCGAATGAGGCGCAAGGGCCGGCCCCTCAGCCTCGTGCCGTAACGGGCGCGCCATTTGCCCCAGAACGTGCCTTGCGCATAGGGCTCGCCGGCAAAGATATGGCGGTGATCGCTAAGCACGATCTTGAGCGAGGCGCGCTGGCCGAGATTTTCCCCCAGAGAAATTGTTGCCGGCGTGAAGGAGACCGATTGGATCGAGGGGATGGCGTCGATCTCGGGCGGGAGATAATCGGCGGCTTGGGCAAAGCGGTAGGTGACGATCTCCTCGGGGTTTGCCGGCGTGAAGGACGGCACGTCGATCTCGATAAAGGTCAAGGACTTCATCGGACAATCCCCTCCAGATCGATCGCCACTTCCATCATGCCGTTGCTGCGCTGATTGACGGGTTTGGGGTCGTTGACGATCCAGGCATAGCCGACCTCATAAGGATAGCTCGCCGGCCGCCAGGCGAAGAAGAACGGGACCTCCTTCGCCGCCACGAGAAAGGGCTCCATATGGCTGCGGTACCAGCCGGGCGTGATGTTCTGAAGGGCAAGGCTGGCGCCGGTTTTTTCCGAGAGCACGATGCGGCCGAGAAAGGCCCCCGAGATGCTTCTGGGATTGGCGAGCGTCAGCTCCCTCGCATAAGGCATCGGCGCATGGCCGACATAGATGCGCCGCTGCAAGACGAGCAGCTTGCCGAGATAGATGACGGCGGCCGTTGGCGCGCCAAGGCCCGGCTGGAGCCGCACACGGATCGATGTGATGGCCTGGGGCGCGAAACGGATGAGGAGCGGTCCGTCATTGGGCGGAATGAAGGGGGCAACGATCTCCTCCCAGGCGGCCGCCCCGTTCAGGATCTCGACCGAGACGGGGATCTGCTGGGTGTGGAAATTGTGGCCGGCGATGCCGAGATAGTCGAGAAGCTCGGGGCTGTTGGCGGCGATGGTGATGAGCTCATCGGCCGGCGGGGCCGCAACAAGACCCCGCCAGCGCAGATAGGTCGAGGGATTGCTGAGGTTCACGGCCGGCCAGGCCGGGTCCTCGGTCGAGGCCGCGATATTGGCCGCATCGACGAGACTGTCGTAGCCGATGACCGGATTGTCGGCCGTGACGATTCCGCCGCCGGAGGCAAGGTCCGACAGCACAAGGCTTTGCGCGATGACGATGCTCATTGGAGGACGACCTGCCCGCCATCGCGCTGATATTGCAGGAGCTGATTGGCGAGCGTCTTGACGGCATCGCCGGTGAACAGCGCCCCCGGCGAGATGCCTTGCACGATCAGCTTTTGCGGCGCCTGGCTCTGGGCCGCCGAGGAGGCCCCCGCCGAGCCGCCCCCTGCGGCGCCGCTGCCGCCCCCGCCGCCATTTTTGGTGGTCCGCCGGATATTGGCGACCTGGGCGAAACCGGCGGCGGCGGCCGCGGCGGCCGCGGCGATATTGACCGGCCAGGGGACGTTCGCCCAGGCATTGGTGATCGCCTGGAAGGTGTTGATCAGCGCCTGGGCGATGGCGACCGCCTTATTGTTCTCGAACACCTTGCCGAGATCCTGGGCGATGCTGCCGGCCATGGAGGCATAGGCGTTCGAGGCCACGAGCGCCGCGTTCTGCATGGCGAGCGCCTGCTGGGCGGCCGAGAGCCCGCCGGCGTCGAACGCCTCCTTGATCCGCCATTGCTTCTCGATCAGCGCATCCATCGGCGACTGGATGTCCTCGATGATCCGCGCGGCGCTCCGGAGCGCCTCATTATGCCGCTCCTCGATCAGCCGCGTCAGCGCGTCGATCCCCTCGCTCATGGGCGCGACATAGCCGTCGCGGAAGGCGCTCGCCGCCGCCGGCATGATCTCACCGGCAACGCGCGTGGCCGTCCCGCCCAGCCGCTCGATCGCGGTCTCCCAGGCTCTCGTGCGGGTGACGGCGTCGTCCAGCGTCTTGAAGGCGGCGGAGAACTCGAAGCTGGCGAGCTGGCCAAAAGCGACCTGGACCGCATCGGCAAAGCGGGTCAGGCGGGCGACAATGTCCGCGATTTTGCTGGCGATCAGATCGCCGACCGTTTCCCAGATGCCGATAATGTCCTCCTTGAAAATGTTCCAGGCGGTGACCGCCGCGCTGGCGGACACGACAAAGGCGGCGATCGGCCCGCCGGCGGCTATGAGGCCGGCGGCGGCCGCGCCGACCGCGGCGAACACCGGTACGAGCGAGGCGAGCGCATTGGCGAAAAAGCCGGCCGCCACGGCGGCGGGGGCCAGCACGGCGGCAAAGGCCGCAAGCTTGGCGACCGTCTCCTGCATTTGCGGCGACAGGCTCTTGAAGGCCCCGGTGATCGCCTCGGTCAGATCGGCAAGCTCCCGGATCGCCGGGGCGAGCGCGGTGCCGAGCGCGATGCCGAGCGCCCCGACATTGTTCTGCAGGCGCTGCGTGGCGGCGGCAACCGTCGCATTCTGCTTCTCAAACGCGGTGCCGAGGGCATCGGCGCCTTGCCGCATGTCCTTGAGGGTTGCCAGATAGACCCCGTTCTGCTTTCCGGCAAGGCCCACCACGGCGTTATAGGCCTCGACCGATCCTAAGAGCTTGATCAGCTGGGCGTCATTGCCGCGCGTTGCATTCACGATCCGCTCGAAGGCGGTGACGAGGCCGCCCGATTGGTTCACCAGCTGCTTGAAGGAGCCGGCGCCAAGCGCATCGAGGAGCGCCTTGGTCTCGCGGGTCTCGCGCGTCAGCCCGGCGATGGCGGCGCGGATCTGGGTATGGGCCTGGGCGGCGGGCAGGCCCGTCGTCGTCAAGGCGGCAACGCTGGCGAGGTAATCGTCGAGGGCGATGCCGGCGGTGGCAACCGTCCCGGCGACCGCGCCAAAGCCTTGCGCCAATTGGCTGATGGTGGTCTTGCCGGCTTTGACGGTCTTGAAGATCGCGTCATAGACCGCCCCGGCCGCCTCGCCCTTGAGGCCGAAGGCGTTGATCGAGGAGGTGACGAGATCGGCGGCTTCCTTGGTCGTGCCGAGCCCGGCCACGGCGAGCTTGGCCGAGTTCTCCAAAACGCCCATGGCCTCGCCCGCCCCGATCCCGGCCGAGCAGATATCGTAAAGCGCCCCCGTCAGCTCGGAGAGCGCCACCGGCGTGCGCCGTCCGACCCCGATGACCTCATCCGACATCTGCGCAAGACTCTCGGCCGCGCTGTCAATCAGCGTGCCGACATTTGTCATGCCCTTCTCGAAATCGGACGAGGCCGAGAGAATGGCGCGGCTGACATTGGCAAAGCGCTGGGCGGCAAGGATCCCCGTGTTGACGAAGATCGAGGCGCGGTCGATCTTGGCGCCGATATCGGCGATCCGGCCGCCGAGCCCGGAGAGTTCGCTCTGGATTTGCTTTGAGCCGCGGCGGAACTCGCCCGCATCCATGGCAAGCGTGACGCGAAGCGCGCCAATCTCGGCCTCAGCCATAGGTCTCCTCGTAGATTTGCCGGACTTCGTCTTCGGTCATCGAGCCATACATCTTGACCGGCTGCTTGGCCTCGATCAGCCACCAGAGCTCCGCCGGGCTCATGGCCCAGAACTCGGTCCGGCTGACCCAGCCCTGGCCGACCGCAAGCTTGAAACACGCCTCGACAAGCGCGCAGCGGCCTTGCGGCGGTTTCCCCGGCTGTGTTCCTTGCGCATCGCGCTGGCGGGCAGCATCATGTGCAACAGCACCTGGAGCGAGAGCACCGCTTTTCTGGTCTCCTCGCCGCCGCGATAGATCCCGGCATAGACCTCATCGTCGGCGACCTTGGCCCCGGCAAAACGCAGCACCGCGCCATAGGCCTGGGAGAGTCTGGCGAGCGGCGCGGTGCCGCGCTCGGTATAGTCCTGAAGCTCGACCATGGTGATATGCTGCTCGATACGCGCGATCGCCCCGAGCATGGCGTCGGAAGGGATCACATAGTCCTGTCCCTTCCAGTTGAGACGGATGTCGTCGAACACCTTCATCTTACGGCCCCGGCGTGTAGGTGACGATGCCGCTCGACATCAAGGTCGCCTCGAAGGTGGCGGCATCATTATAGGCGCCGGTCTCGCTGTAGCTCGACAGATAAAAGCTGCCCGCGATCTTGGCGCCGTCGTCATATTCGATCTCGGCGAGCTTGGTGCGCGTGCCGCCGAACCAGTCGGCCTTGAGCACATGGCTCTTGGTCACGCCCGAGAGCGAGATCTCGACCTGGTTCTCGGCCGGATCGGCAAGGAGCTCGCGCCAGCCGGAATTATCGTCCGCCGTCACATCGACCGCCTCGCCATTCAGCGTCACGCCCTTCTCGCGCACGCCCGCAATCTCGGCGAGCGGGGCGGCCGCGCCCCATTTGAATTTGATCTTGCGTCCCAGTCTTGCCGCCATGGCTCACCTCCTCATTGCTCCGTCCACACCAGAAAATCGAGCGCGGTGCGGAAGGGGTAGTCCGCCGCCTCCGCCCCGCCCTCGCGCAAATCGCGCTCGGCATCGAGCTCGATGAATTGAAACACCGTGCCGGCGACCGTTCCCGCAAAGCCGCTGAGCGCCCCCGTCACCGCCCGGGCGAGCGTCTTCGCCTCGCCATAAGTCGTCGCCCAGCAATCGATCTGAATCCGCGCGCTCAGAAGCCCGGCCTCGCCCTCATCGGCATAGAGCGGGGCGCCATCGATCCGGTGCAACACGATGGCCGGCAGTGCCGCGCCTTGCGGCCTGGCGCCGGGATAAACCCGCCCAGCCGCGATCGCCGCCACACCGCTATTGGCAATGAGCTTGGCGATCAGCGCTTCTTCCATAGGCTGGCTTTACGTATCGCCGCGTGATACGTTTTGCATTGAGGTGCGCCCATGGCCGACGATCCGCTGAGCCCCATCCATCCCGGCGAAATCCTGCGCGAGGAGTTCCTTGCGCCGCTCGGCATGACGCCCTATGCGCTTGCCGCGGCCTGCCA